TTATCTTGGGAAAAATATAGTTCCCTCTTTTTTAGTCTGACCTTTTGTTATAGATTCAACGATAGTACTCGCTTTTTCAAGAGCAACTATCTGTCCATCTAATTTCTCAATTAAAATTTTTCTACCTTTATATGGACTATAGACACTCGCTTCCACATTCTCTATTCTTAAATAATATTGTTCATCATATCCATTATCACGTAGCATATTTTGAATTTGAGCTAAATTCTCTTCATTATAATCTACATACTCGAAAAGTTTTCTATTTTGCAATCTCTTCGCTAAGTCTGCAGCTATCGCATCAGCTTTATCTTGAATAAGAGCACAACAGTATAATAACGAATTCTCATCTAATCTGAAATACTCCTCTTCTCTAACTTCGGCTTTTTCTAAAAATGGAATTAGCACCTTCATATCTTCAAAATAATCTTTATTGTCTTTAAAAATATCTTTTAATCTATTAAATAGTTGAATAAACACTGCTTCATAACTTCTAGCTACAGGGTGATAGTAAACTTGCCAGTACATTTGGTACCTCGCCATAATATAGTCTTCTACACTATGGATACCTGTATGTTTTACTACAATCACCTTCCTACCTTCACTTGTTTTTCTAACACGCATCGTACGCAATATTCTTTCTAAGTCAAATTGTCCATAACTCGTAGCTGTAAAGTAAGAATCACGTAGTAGATAATCCATTCTATCTGCATCGAGTTGCCCAGAAACAATTTGGTTTAATATATCATTTTCATGAGTATGTTGGATAATAGAAACGATATCTTCAGGCAATTTTCTAGATACAGCTCGTAAAATAGAATTTAATTCTGTATTCCCCAATATAATTTTTGCGGTATATTCCTCGTGACTATGATTAGTTACATGTTCAAAAGCATGAGAAAACGGGCCGTGTCCTACGTCATGTAGCAACCCAGCAAGCATCACGCACACTTTTTCATATTCAGTTAACTCAACACATAAAGACTTTATCTCAGTTACCATCCTTCTAACAATCTCATACACCCCTAACGAGTGAGAAAATCTTGAATGTTCTGCTGTTGGATAAACTTGAAAATCTCCCCCTAATTGTCTAATACGACGTAATCTTTGGAACTCCTTGCTATCAAGACAATTCCAAATTACCTCATAATGGATATGAATATAACTATGCACTGGATCCTTTAATACTTTAGTTTCATCTAATCTTTTTAATTCCATCCCTATTCCCCCTATCATAACCGATAATTTTTACTATATTTCTCTCATATAGATGTTTCTCTAAATTTGAGGTGTAAAAAAATATATTTCAAGTATAAAATGTATATTTATCAGTATATTATAGCATATTTCAGGTGTTTTAAAAAGCACCTGTGTATATTTGAGGTTTAAAAGAAAAAAACAAGTATTCAGAAGCTTTTTCCCCTTTTTTTCCCCATAAAAAAACAACCCCCATTAGGAGGTTGAAAAATGTTTGCTATTTTGTTTTATGGAAGGAAAACCGACTGCGGACGCTATTTTGTTACTATGATACATCGCATTAACCAAATAAATATTACAAGGAGAAATAGCGTCCCGTCTTGAAAAACTTTAGTATTAAAAGAAAGTTTAGGTTGTAATACCAACTGACTATATTTTAACATACGATTTTCCGATAATCAAAGTTTGACTGAAATTTTTTTTAAAAAAAGCCCCTTATTTTGGGGCTTAAAATTTATCTAGTGTTGTGTAAGAAAGATAGTGTAATTTCGTCACGATCTAAAACTGCTTTGTATTCACTCATGTAGAATTGATATGATTTGTCACAATCATCACCATTATCAACCTGGAATATTAATTTCTCATAGTCATCTTCTTCCATATTTCCTAAATGTGCTTTTAGCTCTTCTACTGAATAGCAACATGTACAATCATTAGGTTTATCCTCAGTCCAGTAAGTCACTGTTGCTCCATCTTCTAATACTAATTCATTTACCACTACCATCATTTTATCATAATTTCTCATTTTTAATTCCTCCGCATATCTGATTAATTTTTTTGCTACTTTAAAACTCATATTTTCTAACTCGTACTTACCACTGCGGTAATTTTGAATAACACTTAGTGTCAATCCTGTATCTTTTGAAATTCTATAATCAGTTAAATCACTGTTGAATAATTCTTCTATTTGTTTAATCGCTTGATCTATCATTGTAAAACCTCCTAAATAAGTTTTAAGATAATTGAAATTATCACGGCAAATATACCTAATATTATAATCATAGTTTGTATTTTTTCTTTTTTCATGATATAATGTGAATAACATTTAGGTACTAGGAGCTTTTATAAGCTCCGTTCCCTAAGGGTCTATTTACAGACTTTTACAAAGATTTCAAGAATTGTGTTTACTATTTCGAGGATAGCTAACACTGTTGCTAGTACCAACATCTTGTCTTTGTGAGAGTCTGTTTTTTTATTTCTTCTGTTACTCACTACCTCACCTCCTTTACATTATTAATTATACCTTATATAAGGTATAAAGTCAATAGATATTTTAAAACTTTTTTAAAAAATGCATAAAAAATAAGCCCCTACTTATTAAGTAAGGGCTTAATCATTATGGTTTATTCAGTTAGTTATTTTTTTCTCCATGTTCCATGAGTTGCAAACGTTTCTAAGTCCATAGAAGCCACATAGCGTCTTTCTCCGCTATAAGATATATATGATAACCATTCATATCCGTTAGCATTACAGAACGCCATATAATCAAATTCTTCACCTTGTTCATAAGTTCCTACGATTTCTGCATCGGTAGAAGGAGCGTTTCTGATGTTCAGTTTATCTACTCCTACAGTATATGTACGAACTTCTGGTAGTGAAATTAAATCAGAATTTTCTTCTACTACTTCGTTGTCATCAACAGGGAAATAGAACCAACCTACAATACCATCAAAGTTACGTTCCATATAGCGTGCTGGTCCACCTACATATAAACTATCTGCATTACCATCAACGTTTTGTTCAATAGTTTTCATAGTATATCCATCACTGTCCTCAATTACAATTCCTGTATGCCCATATGGATGTCCATAGATATTTGTTGTATCCATCACAAATACTGCTCCAGCTCGTGGTTTACTATCTAAGTTTCCTACTTCATTGTATTCAACACGATATCCTAGAGCGGCAGCACTATTCAATAGATCAATAGCATTCCCCCATAGAGCTTTACCAAAAAATTTTACTGATGAATAGTTTGGTAAATCTACACATTGTGTACCATATACTCCATCTTGGTCAACACCTACTCCTAGATTCGCTATTCTTTCGGCTTCATTAATAATTTCAATTGTTTTAACCATTATTTATCCTCCGTTTTTGTAATATCTTTAATATCTTCATTTCTACTTTGCTTAACCACTTGATGTGTTCCTACACTTGCAAGTCCTAAAAGTACTGCGTTAGTATCTTTAAATACCGCCCAACCTATAAGCCCCCCAAGTACTCCTAATACTTGAGGGATAAGTTCTGTCGGAAACGGTTTCCACTCTTTTAAAAACTTACCTAATAGGTTAAGTCCGAACACGATAAGTGTTAATAAAATAGGTTGTAATTGTTCCATTGTTTTGTCCTCCTTTATGGTAATTGTGTAGGCCATGGTTCGGATGTTAAATAAGATACTGCACTCACTCTTATATCTCTAATATCTCTATCTGTTGGAATAGGGTCGTTAAATGTGAATTGAATGTAATTTGAGTCATTTACTCCACCTAAATACCAAACACCGTAAGGTCTTCCTTTATCGTCGTACGTACCACCAACTAATGACGCTTCACTTCTGAAGCCTGAAGGTATTCCGTCGACAGGTAATACTTTAGTTCCTCTTTCACCACTACTTTTATGTTCTACGTATCCTGCTCCACCACGTCTGACTATTCCAAACCAGCCCCATTGAAGCCCTCCAAAATTGTAAGTCACTAAGTTGTTAACACGTCTTATTTTAATCGTTGAAGTTCTACCCTCAACAGTTAATTTTGAAGTTGAGTTAAGTGTTCGCCAACCAGTATCTCCAGTTAACACTTCCCACCCCTGATTTCCGCCGTTAGTAGTCTTAATCCATTTGAATGCTCCGTTAGTTTTGTTTTTGTCAATATACGTTGTACCAATTTCAGCTTCTACTACACCGTTCGGCATTCCAGTTCCGTGGATTTCATATTGACTAGCAGGTAGTGCAACGCTATTCCCACCACTAATGCTTAACACTCCATTTGTAAGCGATAATGTTTGATTTAAAGTTCCTAATTCTGACTTTTTAGCATATCCATCTAAATTCTGATGTTCTGTTAAATATCCTTTCTCAGTAAGTTCAGTTTTTGTAACAACACTATCTTTGAAAGAATTATACTCAGTCGCATCAACTTTTTTGCTTAACTCTGACTTACTAATGGCAACATTTCTTAATGCTTCTAAATCGCTAGTTGTTGCAAGGTGTGTTAGTGGTTGGTGTTCGGTTAAGTAATGTTTACCTTCTAATTGTTCATTAGTGACAAAGTTTGATGTGTCAATGTTAGGTTTGTTTTCTAACGTTGTTAATCGTTGTTTTACTTCAGTATCGTTATATAATTCTGATTTTTTAGCGTACTCTTCTAATGATTGATGTTGAGTTAAATATCCTTTAGTTTCTAATTCATCTTTAGTCACTAAATGAGATATATTTTGATGTTCAGTTAGGTATCCTTTAGTATTTAACGTTTCTTCAGTAATATAACCTTTACTGTTAAGTTCTTCTTTAGTCACTAGATTATCAAGAGATTGATGTTGTGTTAAATAGTGCTTATTTTCTAATTGTTCGCTAGTAACGTAGTTTGTTAAGTCCACATTAGGTTTGTTCTCTAAATTAGTAACACGATTTCTTAAATCTGTGTCATCATATTTAGTATCTTTATCTTCCTTACCTTCTAAAGCTACTACTCTATTTCTTAAATCTGAGTCATCATATGCACCGCCCTCAATTGCTTTACTTTCTAACGCTGTAACACGTTCGTTTAGTGTACTATCGTTGTATGGTTGCGGTATTTCTGATTTTAAAGCATAGTTAGATAAGTCTTGATGTGAAGTTAGGTAAGCTTTGTTATTTAATTCTTCTTCAGTCACATAATGTTTAGCTTCTAATTCATCTTTAGTAACTGCCTTAGCTAATTCTTCTTTAGTTGCTAAATTACTAATATCTTGATGTGTTGTTAAATAACCTTTACTTTCTAACTCTTCCTTAGTTACTACATTTTCTAAAGATTGATGTTGAGTGAGATATCCTTTCTCATTTAACTTTTCTTCGGTAATAAAAACAGAAGTATCAACAACAGGCTTACTTTCAAGTTCAGTAAGTCGTCTTTTTACTTCTGTATCGTCATATTTAGTATCTTTATCTTCTTTGCTTTCCAACGCTACAACACGATTTCTTAAATCGCTATCGTCATATGCTCCACCCTCGATAGCTTTGCTCTCAAGTGCTGTTACACGCTCTTTAAGCGGTGTATCGTCATAAACGGTGTCTTTGTCAGTCTTTTGCTCTAAAACCTCAACACGTGCTTTTAAATCGCTATCGTTATATAATTCTGATTTCTTAGCATATTCTGATAAATCTTTTACATATCCTTTAGCCTCTAATTCATCTCTAGTAACAAGGTTTGAAGTATCAACTGTTGGTTGACTGTTCCTAACTTCGTTTAACTCCTCTTTAGTAGCTAAATTACTCACATCAGAAATGTAATGTTTGTTCTCTAGCTCCTCTTTAGTCACAAGGTTGTCAGCTAATGGTTGACTACCACTAACATTTCTTAGTTCATCTTTAGTAGCATAATTAGATAAGTCTACAGGAGGTTTATTCTCAAGAGTTGTAAGTCTCTCTTTAACTTCGCTGTCGTCATATACCGTGTCCTTATCAGTCTTAAGTTCTAAAGCTAGTACTCTGTTCTTAACTAATTCAAAATTAGTGTTATCTACTGCATCAGTTTTTTTAACAAATAATTCTTCAGCCTTAACCTCTGTTAGTAGTCCTTCTGTTGCTATTCCACCAACATTTTTTAACGCTTCCTGTAACTCAGTTTTTGTCACAACGTCTAATCTATCCACAATAACAGTATTGTTGATAAATCTTTCTTTGACTTCGTAACGACTCATTTTATCTATTTCAGATACTTTGACTTTGAATTTAAATCTGAAAGTGTCAGATGTTCTTTGTTCTTCGTCAAAATATAAGTAACAAATAACCGTTTCATTTTGAGTAATTAAAGTAGTATCAAAAGTCACATGCACTTTATTTCCTTCTACCGTTCCAGTAGTCTTCCAAATTTTATTACTTTCTGTGAATTTGAATAAAGCTGTGACTTGTTCAGTCGTAAGTGTGTCGTTTAATATCTCAAACTCAAATGATCCGTTATTTTTATCATAAGAATATAGTTCTGAATAGCTATCCTCAGTCTTACGTTCTCTTGTCGTGTTGTCAAAATCTAATTTAATTAATTTTTTCATCTGTTATTCCTTTCCGTCTAGTTCATCTCTTAACTTTTCAAGCCTTTTTCTAATACCTGTTGGAAATGGCACTCCTAAAGCACTTAAATTCTCGATTAAACTTAAACAGTAACTTAATGTAAAAAATAACAAGAAAGCTGTTGCTATCTCGTTAAATCCTAAATATAAAAGATATGGATAAACCGTTATACACATCACACAAACTATGATATGTTCGATAAGTCCACGTCTATTTATTGTTGAGTTTAGTGTTTTTGTAACCCAAGCCTTAGCTACACCAGTAATTACATCAAGTAGTATCATTAACGTAAAAGCGTGAATGTACACATCTGTAACTAAATGGTAGTAACGTTCAGCTAATTCGGGTAAAGTTATTTCCATTGATTAACTCCTTTCTTTGCAAAATAAAAGAGGGCGTTAAGCCCCCTCTTTTGCTAAATGTTCTAAATCCATATCGATTAAGCATTCTCTGACTTTATCTTTAAGGAATTTAGGTACTTGTGCAAACGTGCGTCTACCTTTTGCTATGTTAATTGCGAATAGCATTGCCATCATTACTGTCACCTCCTTCACTTGTATTTTTAGTTTGTGAATTATCTTCATGTTTTTCAGCCTCCAAACTTCCACTCATTTGTGTGATTAAATCCATTAGTGAACCTTGTGTAATTTCTAGTTCTTTTTTCATCTTATCCATTTCAGCTAGTTTAGTGTCCAGCACTATTAGTTTTTCATCAACTTTAGCAAATCGTTCGTTCTCAGCACGATTAGGGAATGTATCTTGATAGAACTGTTCAAGCGTCAAATGAATTAAGGTTTCGTCGGTTTCACTTGCCAAATCACCATTTAATATTTTAGTGATGCTTGATTGTTCTTCTTGAATTTGAACCCTAGTCTTCTCTACTGTTCCGTTGGTGTTAAAAATTCTATCTTTAAAGATTACCTTCCACATCTTTTACGCCCCCTTTCGCTATTTGTTCGTTAACTGTCTTTATTATTTCATTATAAGCATCGTTGACTTGAACTAATTCCTTGCTTTTCCAATCTTGCAGTATGTCAGCAATTACCCCAACCATTAAGAATGGCGGTAGTCCAAAATCTCTCGCTGTTACTTCTATAAATTTTTTAATATCGCCTTTTACATTAGCGATTTTTGCTTCTATTGGCATTGTTTCCATTTTTTCTCCTCCTATGGCAAACTATAGTTAACTAAAATTCCGTTTCTGAATGCTAAGAAACATTTATCCGCCCAACCTCTTACATTTCCATCATCATCGATGCTTGTCGGCAGAACAAACCATCCAGATGTTACAGTTTGTCCATCAGTAAATTTAAGAGATGTGCTAGTAGCGGTTGAATCACTAAAACTTGAATTTAAGATTTGTGTATTTTTCAATTTATTATTTTGCATATTCAAATCACAACCGGCATTAAGAGTATTAGCCTCTGTGTAAGCACTTATTGATTTTCGCGTGTAATACCATATTAAATCTGGATTATCGTTATTTTTTGTGCGGTAAGCCCATGCCATATAGGTTGCATTGTGTTCTAAATTGAATGTTAATCCGTAGTCGTTAGAACGGTCTTTCAAAGCTACTGTACCGATATATCCGACCGTATAGCCGTTGCGATAGAACGTATTCCCGTCTTGGTCGAACCTACTTCGCAATTGATATTCGCTAATTTCTCCGTTATATATATTTAGTCCTCCGTTTTCAAACTGGACATACTCAGAAATATTGTTCCACGCTAATCTTAATGAGTTAGCATTTTGAGTTAATTTGGTACCAAAGTCCCCTTCTGTTACTGCGTTTTCAATTTTATTTTTTAATATTTTAATTTCTGCTTTTGTGACGTCTTCCTTAAAATAAGACAAGAAATTACCTTTAAAAATTTTCACATCTGAAATATTCACACCATTTGGAATATTGTCCAAATTTATCCCTTCACCCTTTGATCTTTCGGATGGATATTTGACTAAAAAGGCATTTAGTCCGTTATTAATCGAGATTCTGAAATTACTTTCTCCAATCCTATTTATGCCCTTGTAAATTCTACCTGTTGCAGTTTCGCTCGTTCCATTTGCATTGAATACAAAAGTGTAAAACTCATTCGCTTTTAAATTTTCTCTAGTCTCGAAATATTTGTCAGATGCACCCCCATACTCTGATAAGTATAAGTTGTCAGTTGGAATGGTTGCCCGCTTGATGTTCTCCTCTACTGCTAAATTAATCTCGTTTTTTATTTGTAAAATCTTACTCTCCACTCTCTCATTGATTAAATATACATCCTCTGGAGCTGGAGAGTAATTCTTAGGTAAGCTACTTCCTGCACACATGTAAGGTTTTGCAAATGCTAGAAATCCGTTTTTGACGATATATATCCAAAATGAATTTTTAGATATTTTCATATCTTTTGAAGCGGTAAATGTATATTCGTGTGTATGCCAAACACCTATAGGGTATGTATTTTTATCTAACTTAGATTGCCACAATATCTCGCCAGTATCATGATTTTTAATCTCAAGATAGGCTCCTTCATCCGGTCGTATTGTGTCACTTATAAATATAGGTATTTTAATCGAATAAGTTTCACCCTTATTTATTCGGTTAATAGATAAGTTAAATCCAACACCTTGCCAAACTCTTGAAGTTTTTCCATTTTGTTGTAAACTTAAATACGGTAATCCCTCATAGGCTTGTTGTAAAGTAAGGTCGATACTACCACCTATTTTATTGTAATCGTTCTCAGATATCATCCTACTCCCGAGTACCAAATTACGTTTCTCTTCATTAGCTAATACTTGCTGTTTAACTTCACCTATAGTTGAGTTAAATCTATCAATCGTACTTTCAAAAGTCTTGTATTTCTTAGTTATTTCTTTAATTTCTGTTGGGTCGGGTAAGTTGTCAAGTCTAGCATTAGCAATAGTATTTGAGTCTTTGTAAGTAACTAACACAATTACTTCTAGAGGTGTACCGTTCTGTTCTCTATTGCCCCAGTCAAGGTTAGTAATTCTTCCGTTGCTGTCAAAGTTAACGTTCCAAAATCCACTCCAGTCCGTCCTGTTACCACCTTTATATTTCACCTGTGCGTTAAATCCACTACTTACCTTTTGACCGTCGTAAAACACATCTAAATAAGGTCTAACATTATTTGTAATGTTATTTATATATGTTCCTTCAAAACGTAGGTTAGCTGTTAAACTGTGTGCTTGTAAGTCTTCCTGTGCTATACTCCAAGGCTGAACAGTATCACCCTTAATTACTCTAGCGTTTGTAATCTTGATTTTTGCATTAACATTATCAGTACGCAAGAAGGCCCTTTTACAGTCTAACAAATCATTATTAGCTATAATTGTTCTTGTAAATGTTCCTTTAGTAGGGTTAAAGTCTTGGTTCATCCAAAAACGGTAACGGTTGTCATCGTACCACTCGAAATTTAATTTACTAATTTTCTTATTAGTTCCATTTGGTAAAACCTCGTAGTCAGCTATAAAAGTGACTTTGTCACCAATATTAAAACCTAAGTCGCGAAAATTCTTATTATCTACTAATTTTAAAGCCTCTTGGGTTACAAAGTTGTCGTTAACGGCTGTTAATATCTTTTCGTCCGCTGTTCCGCTTAAATAGTTTCTAGCATAAGACTTACCATCCTGTCCGTCTCTACCTCTTTCTCCATTCTCACCTTTAATCTTAACCCACTTATACTTCCTAAAATCAGTACTATCAGTAACTTCAAAATCGCTGTACGTCCCTATATATTCCTTACCAGTACTGTTAGTTGTGCTAAAATCTCTATCTCCAGTAGCACTATTAGAATAAGCGGTATGTAAATAAGTAGTTCTACCATCAGCACCTCTAACCCCCGGCACACCTTGTGCTCCGTCTTCTCCTTTGATTTTAGACCATAGATAACTACTTGCTGTTGTTGGTGGTGTTGAGCTTTTCCCTGTGTATATCCCTATATACTTACGACTTGAATTATCATCCATATTATCACCGTTTGAATTGTCGCTATATTTTCTATGGATGTAACTACTAACGCCGTTATAACCTCTTATTCTAGTCCATTCATATTCACTCATATTAGTTGGTGCTACCGCTTTATCACCTGTATAAATTCCTATATATATTGAATTACTATTATCAGTCATCGGGCCTGTAACTACATCGTTAGTATATTTTTTGTGAATATAACTACTTTTCCCATCTTGTCCTTTAAGCGTTGATTTTTTACTTTCAACAACCCTTTCAATCTCAGAACTCATTTGTTGTCGTAAGCCATTAGAATCATTCACAAAACTATTAAACTTTGTTTCGCTAACCATACCTTTTCTTATTTCACTAACAGTATTACTGCTTAATTGTTCAAATGAAAGGCTACCTGTTGTAATTCTAGCAGCGTCAAGTTCTATGATTTTTGCTATTGCCGTAGCTAAGTTTTGAGTTGAAACACTTGAGTCAGTAATTTTAGTAATTAACCCTTCAATATTCCCAGTTGATGTCTTTAAAACCCACTGATTATTTTCATATATGTATAAGTCAGTAAATGCTCCGTTAGGTTTAAACCATGTATCACCCTCTTTTGGGTTAGTTGGTTCAACAGTATCAGCATAAACATAGTTACCTGAAGCCCCTAATCGAGCATTAATAAACTCAATTTGACGTTCAACTGTCCCTTTATACTCTGTCGTTGAAGTCGTAGTCCCCTTGACGTTAGCCCCTATAGTAGATTTTAAACCACCGCTGTAAGATAGTTTTAACTCTAAGATAGGAAAAGCACGATAAGAGCCGTTAGCTATTTCTATAGAAACCCAATCACCTACTTCAACAAACGGATCACCACGCCATTTTAATTTAAAAGGGTTAAATCTTAATCTTGAATACTCTGAGAAGATAGAATTTAACCACCCTTGAGTCATTAACGGGTTAGTAAGTTTAACCTGTGTACCTAACGGGCTTCCAACAGCTAATATTGTTTTCTCTTGGTTATTTAAACTGATAGAAATACCGTTAATTCTGTATTCTACCTCGTCCACTTCCAAACCTTTTAAAAGATATGAACCTTTTGAGATTTGTTTTTGAGTTCTATTTAATTTTCTGAACTCTAATTCACCATTGTTATTAAAAATTACAAAAGCTCCTACTGTCTGTGCTAAGTAACCTAACATTTCACGGTAAGTAACTTTTTCTAATTTTTTACTAAAACTAGGTAAGTTTGTTATATTAAGGTTATTATTAACCCTCAAATTACAGCTATTAGCTATCTCTTGTACAATATTCCTTCCTAAGGTTGGATAAAGTAAAGTAGAGCTGTATTTATCATTTAAAAAAGCCATTTTATCAATGGCTTTTAACGTTGTTGTTTTATTATTTCTGTCAAGTTTTATTTCAGTTAAGAAGAACTCTCCAATTTGTCTTTCAATAATTCCACTAGATGTTTGAACAGAAAATGAAACCTTTATTAGTTCCCTCTCTGCTAATCCTTCTATTAACTTCTTGAATTTAATATCTACTGTTGAAGCATTTGTAGCACCAATAGTAAGTGTATTCCCGGAAATTGAACTAACATAGTCTATTGATGAAATATCATCAGACAATTTCTGACCTTTTATTGTTACGTTCCCAGTAATTCGTCTTGAGGGTGCATTTATTGCTTCTTGATAGCTTGTATTGTTGTTAAACATATTAACCTACCTTTCTATGAAATTCATTTTTAAGCCACTCCACGGCTTAAATTTTTCACTAAAACTATATGCTGGAGAACTTCTATCCCCAACGTAAAATGTTTTTGTTGTTTGACCTATGATAGGGTCAGGGTAGGAAACTGAAAAGAATTCACTTGTAACGCTACTCAATAAGGTACTCATTTCAGATTGAGTTAAAAAACCCCATTCACAATCTAATTTTCTTTTAGTGGTCACTCTGTCTCTTACCATATTACCGTTGGCGTCACGCCCTGTTTCTCCATCAATATCTTGTATTGATACTTGAAATGATTTAGGAGTAACAATTGTTACTCCATTAATAATTAACTTTGCCATATATTGTTCCTCCTAAATTTTTATAAGAGTTTGACCTACTCTTTCCTGTTCTTTATTGATTTCATCAATTGTAAATCTAGCGTACTCAGTACCACCTAACTGGATCACGATATCACCAGTTAAACCGCCTGAGGTTGGTTGGTTGTTTCCAATTACATCAGCAACAGCACTACTTACAACACGTCCCATTGTTTGTAAGAATCCAGTATTTTCAAGAGGTACAACCGCTTCTTTACCAGCTTCCCCAATCATTGCAATAGTTGGGCTGTCAACAATACCACCACGAGCAAGCCTTGGTAAACTAATTCCGTTGATATATCCTAATGAAACTCCCGGTATAGCGTTAATAACTCCTATTACACCATTAATCATATCAATAAATCCATTTACTATACTCTCAATAGTTCCTAATACGGCATTAACCGCCCCTTTAAAAGCTCCACCAACAGCACTTCCGACCATTTGACCAGCATTTACAAATATATTCTTAACAGTAGACCATACACCGCTGAAGAATGATCCTATAGAACTAAATGCATTCTTAACCGCATTATATGCATTAGTGAAGGTATTTCCAAACCAACTAGCAACATTACTAAGTGCATTTGTTACATCGTTCCATCTTGCTCCAAACCAAGAGCCTAATGATTTAAATATACCTATCAGACCATCCCAAGCACTTTGGAATTTATCTTTAAACCATTGACCTATAGGAGATAGAATGTTTTTAACCTCGTTCCATCTTTCACTAAACCATTGACCTATTATTTTAAATATATTTGTTAAACCATCCCATGCTTCTTTGAAACGTTCTGTGAACCAAGTTCCTACAACTGAGAATATTGTTACTATTCCATCCCATAAACCTTGGAAGAAACTAACAATTAATTCCCAAACACCTTTTACAGAGTTGAATGCAATTGTAAAATATAAAACTATAGTGTCTAGAATAACTTTAATAATGGCTTTCACTATATCAAATCCAGTTTCAACAACAGTTTTAATTTGTTCCCAAACAGTTGAAATAACTCCGACTATAAAGTCCCAAACACCAACAAATATATCTTTCACACCTTCCCAAATTTTAGCCCAATCACCACTGAAGATACCTTCAAGAATTTTAAGTACTCCTGTAATAACATCAACTATTAACTTAAATTTAGAAATTATCATCTGAATATTAGTTAAGAAGAAAGTTCCTATTCGTTCAATTATAGGAGCAATTACTGGAAATACATTATCAGCTAAAAAGCTAAGAAATGGTACTAATATATTTTCCCATAGTTTTTTTAGTATATCGAAAACTGTACCTATCAGGTTTCCGATACTTTCCATAGCTGGTTTGATATAATTTTGATAAGTATTTTGGAATCTATCACCTAATTTTTTTAAAACTGGGTTGATGTAATTGTTGAATGAGTCAATTAAAACACCTGTTATTTTAGAAATTCCACTCCAAAATGAATCAATAAACGGCTTAATATGTTCATCGTAAACCTTATTAAATATAGCAAAACCATCTTTTACAAAATCTTTTATAGTTTCTGTAACTGGCTTAATTGCTTCTAGAATTCCAGTAAAGGCTTGAGTAACCTTATCTTTATTTTCACTAATTGTTTTTTCTATCCCTGCGAGGATGTCACGACCTAATTTTAATCCTACATCAGTTACACCCATGGTAGCGTATGTTAATGTTGAAATTATATTAGCTCCAATATCTGTTGATGGTTGGCTGGTAATAGTATCATAGAAAATGTTTGAGATATCAGCGGCAATATTACCAATACTTCCTACTATATCTCCCATTTCTAAGAAACTTCGCATTAGCCAACTTTTAATATCAAGTCTAGTTTCCTGCAACGATTTATTAAGACTTTCAGCAATAAATACGGCTATCCCTAATACAACGTTAGCTAACGCCGCTGTTGTTTGTCCTAATGCAAATGCTAGTCGTTCTAAGAATGTTCCGGCCGTTCTTGCTACTAGTCCATCACCAAATATTATTTCTAATGACTCTTTAATGCCCATAAGTGATTTTTTTAGTTGTTCAATACCTTCTTCTCTAAAAGTAAGTTTCCAACCAAGTTTAAATAAGTTTTTTAAGTGTTCAAGAAAAGCTAGTAAAGGCTTAAGTTTTTCAAGAAGTCCATCAAACATAGTGTTATATTTTGTACCTCTGTCAGAAATGTCTATATCAGGTAAAATATCTTTACCGCCAGCACCTTTTCCTTTACCGCCTTTACCTCCTCCGCCACCTCCTCCAGAGTTGTCGTCAGAGTCATCATTCTTTTTATTTAATAGGTTAATTTCATCAAACCCCATTAAACCTCTTAGTTCTTTTACTGCTTTTTTAGCGGCTTTACCTGCTTTACCTACATTGTCAGCTAGGTTTCCAGCTCCTCCACCAGCATCGTCTAAATTATCAGCTAAATCTCCAGCCGCATTCCCTGCACCTTGCAACCCTTGGGTAGCATTATTTACAGCCCCTGCAACTCCATCAGTACTACTTACTTTTTTATCAAATAGTAATTGAATGAATTCAGCCAACTTCGCCGTTGCTGTTCGAATAACACTAGCAAATGCATTTAAAATAGGCATAATAGCATTAATTATAGGTAAAAACGCATTACCAATATTTAATGCTGAGTCTTTCATTAAAGCTTTAAATGTTGATATTCTATTGTTGACGTTATCTTGTAATGTATCGCCATAACGTTTTGTTGCTTGTTCTAAAATTGCCATCAACCTTATTTGTTGCTGTGTTTGGAAGTCTAATTGTTCCCAACTTTGACCATTAGCAAACTTTTTAAACGCCTCAGTACTTTCAATCATTTTAACTTGAACCATTACCCCTAAGTCTTCAATAGCTTCAGTATTACCAAGTAAACCGCTTCGGATACGTTCCATAATGTCAGTCATAGTTCGTCCTGTTCCCTGTGCAATGATTGAAGATGTTTCTAACAGTTTAGCTGTATATCCTGCTAATTTATCCTGATTTTTAATGAAACCAGCTAGTATATTTCCATAGGTTGATCCGTATTTTATAGCTTCAGCCTTACTCATATTAAAAGCTAATGCATTATTCTCAGCCCATTTTAAGAAAGCTTGAGAACTTTCACCCATAAGCCGTTGAATTTGGTTCATAGAAGCTTGAACTTCTAACGCTGTTTGAACAGAATATTTACCTAATTGATACAACTCTCTAGCTAATATACCTAAAGCAGCTACTTTCGCTAAGCTTGAAAACATATTTTTTAACCCGCCAAGCTTATTTCTTACGTTATTAGTAGATTGAGTTACTGTATTCTCCATTTCTTTCATTTTTTGTTGAAATGGTTTCAATTCAGCATTAATCACGACTTTTAATTCTTCTAATGTTGCCATTTGTTCCTCCTTTCTCAGGTAAAATAAAAAAGCCAATCATTATTGATTGACTTTAACTTTGATTATTTCCAATGATATCCGCAATGCTTACAAATTTTATAGTTTTTAACTGTGTTTTGTATTTTATATTTCTTCGGCAATAAAAACTTAAATGGAATTACAAATATTCCCAATATCAAATAAAAAACTACCCATTTAAATAAAACCCACACCCAACCTATTGTTATCCACCATAGAAAACTTTTTCCTCTTGGCTTTAAATCTTGATGGTTTACTAATTGAAATTGAATATCTTGTGAATTACATTGCGGACACATTAACGGCATTGTAAAATTATTCTCTTTACTCATAATACATTACCTCCTATTAGAGATTATAGCATATTATTAGCCCGTTGAGAATTAAACCTCATTGCAAATTCTCTCATTCGTTCCTTATGTAATTCTAATTCATACTCAACACGTTTTTTCTCGATTTCTTCTTTTTCTTTCTCAAAAACATAGTCAGGAGCACAATTCCATAATTCGGGTGGTTTAGCGTCTTTACTTAACATAGGTGCTAACCATTCAACAACACTTTTAGCCAAATAATAATCACGGATATATTCATTTTTTCTGTTAAATTCTAATACACGATTTCTACTATCGATAATATCTGTTATTTCTTGTATTGAATATTCCCAAAATAAAGTAGGAGTTATCCCTACATCTAGTGCAATAGGGTATAACTCCCCAATATATTCAGTCATAGTCTCTATTATTTTAGAACTTTGACTTTTTCCGCTTTCTTCTCTTCCTTCGGAATAAAACCCGAGTCTTGCATTAACGGAATTAATACTTCCATTAATAAATCCATTTGATCGTGTCCTTCGTCTAAATATTCATCAAAAATATTCATTACATCATCAAATTTTAACCCATGGTGATATTTTATAATAGCAGCATGGAGTACATATAACATAGTTTTTAGTGGAGGTAATGGGAAGTCATCATTAAAATTAAAGATTTTAACAATATTTACCCCTAAATTCTCCTCAAGTTTACATACTGCTGATGTTGTTAATTTCAGTTTATATTCTTCATTACCTACTTGCCAAGTTGTGTATGGTTTCTTTGTCATCTATGTTAATTTCCTTTCTTATCTTATTACATTACTACTGAAGCGTCTGCGAATACTAAATCTGACTGTAATGCAACTTTAAGTGTAAATTCAATAACACCATTTACACCTCCACCGCCAAGTTTTACTGAAACTTGACCGCTGAATGTTACTGTTGTACCATCTGGGTATGTTTGTTTAAAGTTAAGAACTTTTTTACTGTCCATAGCTTTACGTAATACTCTAAATGGTGAAGTTGCTGTTTTATTTTCATACTTAAATTTGTATTCTAGTTCCCCAGCGTCTCCAATTCCTAACTCATATTGTTTTACAGTATCAGCTAGTGTTGTATTCTCTACTTTCTCAGGCTCAACCCCAAGTTCAGGTACTTCTTTAAGCCCTGTTAATAGAGTATAACCACTTGTTGATTCACTGTATTCTAATTTAATTCCATTTGCTAACATATTAGCCCTCCGTTCTATATTGATATACTATATTTGTATCAGGATCATATATCCCTTCAAATCTCATTACTTTGTGTCTTAAGTTACTTGGGTCTGGCATATCTTGTGCCATTGTTCTTTTCAACCCTAACGAACTAAATACTTTATCTACTTCTACGGCTATGTTAGAAGTACTTTCCTTATCGAAAATATCGACTTTGTAACGTAAATAAGTAGTCTCTTCTACTCCATTATCTAGCCACTCATGAGGTTTATTCTCCTCTTCTAAATAAATTACAACAGGGAATGTCTCCCAATCAGCTGGGTATGTGTCCGTTACATTTGTCGCTATTTTAGATAACTCTTTATATATTAACGGTTTAACATTAATCATTTTGTTATCTCCTTCAATTTCCTACTTAAATACTTTTCCATTTCAGCTAAAACTTTAGCCCTATTATTTTTCAAGGCAGGGTACATAAAAGGTTGTGCCACTTGTCCCTCAGTCTTATAGAACTTACCAACGGGCGTGTCTATCGTGAAAAAATTATAAGCTGATAAATAACCACCCTCAACCATACTTTCATGAAACCACCAAGGAGTATTTCTGTAAGATGGTCTAACATTCGGGCTTATTCCACCATGATTACTAGCCCCTACACTACCTGTACCGAACTCAACAAATACAGCTGATGGTTCGTTAGTATATACAGAACCTTTCAAACCATCAACTTTTGTTCTTATACTGTTTCTAGTTCGTCCAGAGTTAGTTGGCACTAATAATTTAGCTTCAGATTGAACTATTTTAGTTCCTCTACTGACTCCAGCTTTTATAATTTGTTCTCCTGCTGTTCCACCTATTCTATGTATCTTATTAATCAATCTACTTACATTTTGTATTTCAGTCAAAGTTTTTTCAACTCCACTAATTTATGAAATGTATAATTCTTAATAGATACTACTTCATAGTTTGGTGTGTCGCTGTTGATACAAATCCCATCACGCTCATTTATTTCAGTAGTACGTTCTATTAACATATTCAACATATAATTTAATTTTTCACCGTATACTTGGGCTTGAATACGTCCTGAAGCTGGATATATTTCAGCATTAATAATATATGCATTCTCTTTATATCCTTTAAAACGTACCCCTTCATCATTAGTCTTAACTACGTATTTAAATATCTTGTAAGGTTTCAGTCTGTTCTTTTTCAAACGCACGACCCGAACACCTCGCTAACCTGTAAGAAGATAAAGTATTTTTGATATGCGAAGGTAAGCCATCACGATAAACAATAGCTATCCCGCCTTCAGTTCTTGACGCTTCGCCCTCACTACCTTGTTTATTGAACATTTCTACCGCTATTTCTAACGCTATACGTTCTAATTCAGGAGTTAAAACTCTCCTGTTAGTTTCTGCTAATACTATATTATTAGCTCTTAACAAAAGAAGAGAAAGGACTTTTACGTCACTTTCTCCAGTTAATAGTTCTAATTCATTAAGCATAGGAAACCTCCTATTCTTTTGTTACTTTTGTTTCACTACTCTTTTCATCTTCAGTATTAGCTGAAGTAGTTCCTTCTGTTAATTCTTCAAGATATAATTCAAAGCCGCCTTGTTGTTCTAACGCTACTTTAATTTCTTCTAATCTTTTATCAGTAACATCAAAAACTTCTCCAGCATGATAAGTCTGTGATGTTTTCGTGTCGAAAATTGGATTTTTGACTAAAAATTTCATATAAAAAGCCCTCCTATAGTTCAGCTGTTACTGTAATTTTAACAACTTTTTTAGCATTTTGTAAGTAAACTCCATAATGGCGGTCAGCTGTAATTACAGTAGTTTTATTAATGATATTTCTATCAAACTCTGTTAACACTTCACGTTTTAATAATACTTTAAACGCTTTAGTGTCAACTTCTTCATTTAAACTAGTTTGAATTAAAAATGCTTCGTTTTCTTGGCATTTTCTAGAACGTACAACTTGAGTGCTTAACACTTCTCCGTATGTTCCGCTTACCACTCTATCAGCACCAACTTGAGTACCTGTTAACCATTCTTTAGCAGCGTTTAATCTTAGTTTAGAAGCTGCTTTAGGGTGACAAATTAAAACGTAAACATCGTCATTTTCACTTTCGAAGATATCTTGAGCATTAGATAAGTCTTCTACTTTAAAACCACTCTTAGTTGTGTATGTTTGAGTTGCTGTTTTAGCCGCCGCTAATACATCATTATCAACTTTTTGGTCAATAGACTTAGCGATTTGTCTTACAGCTGTATTAATCGGGTCTCCTAAACCTCCTAATACTGACTCATCAGTAAGTTCTACCCCTTTACCAGCTTTTTTAATTGTCATTTCAGTTGATTTTTTACCTAATTTAGCAAGTGGAATTGCTGTTCCTTCTGCTACGTCTTCAGCATCCCCAATGTAATTCCATTGTGGTACTGTTAATTTTGTTCCGGGTTGCCCCGCTAAAGTTGTATCTACCTCAGCTAATGGAGAAAATACGATTGATTTACCTACTGTTTCATTTAACATATCTGCTACTACTTGCGGATCAAATAAATCCGCCATCATTGTTACATTTGCCATATTAATTATTGTCCTTTCATTATCCTATTATATTCATCTGGATTTTTTGTTTTAAAATCTAGTCTTTCCTGGTATTTCATTTTTGTTAATGCTTCTTTCGTAATACCATTTGAATTTTGAGGTGCTTTTGTTAGTGGTTGAGTACCTTTTAATTTCTCAGCGATACCCTTTTGAACTGCTTGTTCCCACTGCTTACCAATCGCCTCAATTGAAGCTTTAACCGTGTCAGCGTCCGTTAAATCAATAACCCCAGCTAAATCAACAGGTAAACCACGTTCGTTTAAAATTGACTTAGCTTCCGCCATTAATTCACGTCTTGCTATTTCTTGCTCACGCTTATCAAGTTCAGCTTGTCGTTTATCTTGATTATATTTTGTTTTTTCGTCTGCATTCATAGATTTAAGTTTCTTAGCTTCACTTTGTTCGGCCTCTTGCTCTTTTTTCCATTTAGCATACTTCTTATTTACAATCTCGTCGACTTCAGCGTCACTATATTTCTTGTCGTTGGGTTGTGTTTTAGTTGGTTCAGCTGTTACCTTTTCTTCAACCGTCTCGACGTTATTTAATTCTTGATCCATGTTTGAACCTCCTATTTTTAAAGTCGTCCCCGACTATTATTCCATACAGTTTTACACCTTAAATGCTTGGGTATAATAAAAAGACAGTTTAACGTCATATCTAGGACGGTTTAATAAAATTAAACGTTATTATTCTTTATCAACATATTTTTTATACCATTCGTTATAACTCATATTCCCCGGTATAATTATATTCTTTCCTGTTTTAGGGTCTCTAGCCCTTCTAGATAGTTCTGATAAGGTTTCAGTATCAAGTACTGGTATTGTTGTTGACCTACAGAAGGGGTGTAATGGTGGGAAGTTAACTCCGACTTGTCTTTTAGACACCTCATATACTTTATGGTCGTGTTCCCGACAAATATGAGATGTTCTAATGTCCAATACAGCCACAAATCTATATTTATCTATATCAGCTTCAATATAACTTAAAGCTTCCATTTCATTATTAATATAAGCTGTTTCAGTCCTTACTAATCGCTTAGCCTTAAATTCTCCAACATTAAACCTATTAGATATCTCATCAATTACTAGTTTCTCACTTTTTCCAGTAAGTACAGCTTGTGTTACTTCATTTTTTAAAGTATTTGATAACTCTGTTGCATTATCCCACACTCTATCTCTATAGTTTTTATTCTCCCACGGTACAGCTAATAGTTTTTCAACTAAATCTTCATCTAATTCATTAAAACTAAACCCTATACCAGTTTGTGTTTGAATTTGATGTATACTACCATAATAGCCGTTCTTTGCAACTTCCTTATACAAGTCTGTTGTCTTTCTTAACTCATTTCTAGCAATATATCCCTGTACATTATCAATTTCATCTAATAGCTTTTGAAGTCTATTAATACGGGAAACATAAGCCGCACTACTCAACATTTCAATAGTTTGTTTAATTTTAGGGGTGCTTGGTAATAAGGATAAAGCTGGAATTAGCTTTTTATTCTTCGTCCTCATTATTTTAATAACTTGTTCAGCTTCCTTTTTAGAAAGCCCGTATTCAGCCTGAAATTTATTAAATATACCCTTAATACTCTTTTCAATATGCTTTCTAGAGTGATTATATACCTTTGATATCTCATCAAAAGTAACATCAGCCCTTGCAATCTGAGAGTGCATCATTTCAGCTTTTCTATGTTCCCAGTACTTATTGTTCTTCTTGTTCATCTACTTCATCACCTACTGGCGTATTGTATACATGTTCTCCACCTGTTAATAATAATTGATTCTGTGCTATATTCTCTTGTTTCTCTTCGTTTACTTTCTCTATTTCACTCATAGGATCTTCAACGAAAGGTATTTGACTTAATAAAGTTTCTTGACTTACTTTACCATCTAAATTACTAACTATTTGAGATATTTCTAATAAGTTCTTAGGTAAACTACGGCTAAAATGAGGTGTTATGCTGTTAGCATCAATTGCTATTTGTGTTAAACCTAAATAATTAGCAAATAGTTTAATTCGTTTCTTCAAACCTTTAACATAATATCTTTGTTTAATTTTAGTTATCATTTCTAAACCTAAAAGCTTAAACTCCATTGCAACGCCTGAACTATTCCCAGCGAAATTCTCATCAGTTAAGTTAGGGATATGGCTAAAAGTATATATATCTTGCTTAACAGCGTTTCTTAGCGTTTCTACTTCATTCTCATTCAGTGTTTTACTTAAATATTCTGCTCGTGCTTCAGGGTGTAATTCTAGTAGTTTATTTTCTGCTAAAGACTCCATAGCCTTTATAGACTCTTCTTCATCATCTCCAAGCCTTGCACCATATAGAACTAATATACTATCAATAAATTGTTCTTTATCATTAATTCTATTAGCTGTTAATGAATTATAACTATCAATCAACCCTATCTGTTGTTCAAAGTCACCTATTGAATATTTATTATTTTTATATTCGATAATAGGAATATCACCCATATTATGCGGTATAGGTTTATCAGAGATAACCCCTTTTTCTTTACCTTCTAAAACTATAGAGTAAACAAATTGTTTAGTCATAATAACAGCTTGATATGTTTCAGTGTCTGCTTTATTTTCTTTTCGTTTGAAATAATAAATCCCAAATAACGGTTGTTGTTCAATGCTATCATCATATACTATAAATGTATTCTCTACTTCAAGGCTTTTTATATCTAAAATATTTTCATTTTCTCTAGCGTAAACATATTCATAAGCAACACCATAAATAGCCATATCTAACGCATTATCGTGATCAGATTCATCTACCTCAGCATTATCAAAAGCAATTAATAATTCATCGATATCAGTATCTTCAGAATTGCTATAAGAAATTGTATTTCCCATGAAATAACCTGTTGAAGTATCAGCTATATCTTTAGCATGATTACACACAGGTTTATAATTAGGTTTATTTTTTGAACGTTGTTTATTTAAAATATCATGCTCACCTAAATAATATTTCTTAAGTTTCTTAAATCGTGGTATCTGTTTCTCATGTTCTCTTATTAGTTTAAGTACTAACTCTTTCTTGATGTTCTTTTCATCAAACTCAACTCTAGGATAAGTTAATAATTGCATTTATACTCCTTTCTAAAGTCCTAAACGGGCTTTATTTAATACTTTAGCCGTTTGTCTGTTCATATAGCTATATATAGCATATCTTAACGAGTCTAACACATCATCAAATTGCTTAATTGTGTCCCCTGTCTTTTCATCCCATATATAGTTATAAATCTCTTCTTTAAATCTCTTTACATTAGAATTAATAAAAAGGCTATCCTTCTTGAATAACCTTGCTACTTGTTCTATTCCTGCTAATCTTTCTTTATTCGCATTGACTGAATTAAGTCTTTCACGATAAAACCTATCTACGTGTTCAGGTCTGGCACTATCACAATAAAAAGTAATGTTTCCGTGCCTTTCTTTTATTTCCTTAGCAATTTCAACCCAATCATCTATTTCTTTAAATTGATAAGCGTGTTCTTCTAGCAAATAAAATTTACCGTCAACACTTTCACCCATTACAACTATTGATCCGTAGTGACTATACCCCCAGTCAACTCCAGCGAATTTCTTTTTAAACGTTATATTTGAATAATCGTCAAAGTAATGTTTATTTCTATCAAAGTCACTATATACAATACCTTCACCAGTTACCCATAACCCTTCTATATCTCTATCATAAAACATACCAGAAGGGGTTGATTCTTTGATGTTTTTAATATATCGTTCTGATAAAAATGTATTATCATCTAATCTAAAATGATACGATATTATATTTTCACTCTCACTGTCAATATATTCTTTCTTTAACCAGTGTTCGGGGTTGTCTGGGTTGGTGTCAAATACTATCCTTGCTCCATCTCCTGAACAACGTGAGATAATCTCTTTAAATACTGTTTCATTTGCCAATGAAGCCTCGTTAATGTACGCTCCAAAGGCTGTCATACCACGAATACCACCAAGTCCGGCTATTGTTCCTGTAAAAGCCTGTACGACCTTAACACCGAACAAAGTAAATGAATTATGTTTATCAAACTTAATATCTAATTGATATCTATTGTATATTTCCTGTAAGATATTATTTTGAATTGTCTTACTCGATACCCCAGCTAAAATATACATAGGCTCTTTAATGTTCAACTTATCAGCTATCATTCTAACACGCCTTAATTCACGTAAGAATATATCATTATTAATAACTGTCTTACCCGTTCTTTTAGCTCCATGAAGTCCTAATATAAAAAAATCACTAGTGTTAGTTCGCTTTAGTATTTCAATCTGTTTAGGTGTGTATAACTTATTAAGATTCATTAATTTCACCATCCACCTTATCAAATAATTCTGCTATCTTATCTTCTTGACTAGTACTTGTTTTTAATTCAGCTTCAGCGGCTTTAGCTTGTTGATTAATAAGTTTAGTCCTCGCTTGTTGTTCTGCAATATCATATTTATCTTTAGCGTTTGTTACTTTCGCTATCGCTTCAAAGGCTCTTACATTTCCACTAGCGGCTTGTTGAAACATTTGTACAGCTAATAACATTTCATTTGTTGGATCAAGTCCTAAACTTTCAAGCGTGTCTTTTGATTTCTCACTAGATACATCAGCGGCAAGTATTATTTCCATAGCTTTTTTTAAGTCAGCCTTTCGTTTCCGTGCTTTACCACTAGCCTTACCGCCTTTAGATGTGATTTCAGAACGTTCAGCAGGAGTACGAGTATTAATAGGCTTTAAATTCTCTAAACTTTTTTTACGTCCCAAAATCAATCACCTCTTTCGCTAATATTGATTATATGTTTTAGGCCTTATCTTTTTATTTTTTTCTAATAAGAATTTAAATTTTTCCCATGCTTTTTTATCATCTCTTCCATCTCTCGACAACCTATCCATCAATCTAGCATATCTAGTTTGACTGTATCTTTTTTGTTCGAATTGAACTCTTTTATCTATCGACTTACCTTTTTTTAATTTTTCTCTTAAATCTCTTGAAAATCTTTCTGCACTTAATCTACGTCTTGCTGCTCGTTTCAACCTTACTTGTTTTTCAGCACTTAATTTATTAGAATTAGTACCTATTTTATAACTATTAGTCTTTTTAACAGCAATCACACCATGTTTACTTATACCTTTATTCTTAGTTCTACCTGAACTAGCTCCTCTACTTCCCATTATTTTCACCTTCTTTCATTCTTTCAGTAACTGCATTCTCTATATAAATTACTTCTACATCATCATAATCAAATTCTATTTTGCCACCATATACAATTAATCTCATAGGTTGAAGTCGTTTTAACATCTCCTTAACTCCTGCTTGCCATATTCTCATAGCGTTACTATCCCTTTTAACTCCAATAGTTGAGATAGACAACGTTGCAAATTTAGGTAAGCCATCAAAACAAAAGTTAAAACTATTTTCATCAGCCCACGTAACAGTTGGAATTACTGTAAGTCCATAATCTTGCATTATTTGACCAATTAAACGGCTTCTATATACGTTCCACACCATCATAGCAACTGGCATATCTAGATATAAACTAAAGTCAGGAGTAAGTACACAATCAAATTGTTTTAGCTTATCGATGTAATACTCTGGGCGTTGCCATATTCTTTCAAATTGATAATCATCTAAATAAAAATGTACACCTTTTCTATAATCAGGCTTGTTTAACACGTAATTAAAGCCTTGTAAGTCATTTACTGTATGATTAACTGCCGTTAACGTTGGCATTTGATAGAAACCACTCACACGGCTTTCATCATAATCAAATAAATTGTACTGTTCAATTGTCGTGTCTCTATGATGTTCTTTTTCTTCTTCCTCTATAATTTCATTATCAGTATTATCAACGCTTAATTCAATAGGTTCAAAGTCTAAACCAAAATTACTCATATCTAAATTAATATCTTGCATTTCAAGGTTTAAAATCTCATTGTCAAACCCTGTCGCAAGGTTAGTTGAGTTTGTTGCTAATATATACCCTCTCTTCTCTTCGTCTGTAAGGTGTGACAATCGAACAATAGGTACTTCATCAAGTCCTAACAGTTTAGCGGCTTCATACCTACCATGACCAGATAAAATCATATTGTTTTCATCGATTTCAATCGGATCATTAAAGCCAAACTCCTCAATTGAATTAGCAATCTGTCTAATCTGTTTTTTAGTATGAATTTTAGCGTTATTCTTGTATTCAATTAGTTCTGATACTTTAATTTTATCTTTGTTCAATCATTGTTCACATCCTTTCTTGACAAAATAAAAGAAGCACCCGTTAAGGTACTTCCGTAAGTAAGTTGTTATGTCATATTAACAAAAAAGAGAACTGATTCAAATGCTCACATTAATATATTACCATAAATATAAGATATATGTATATATATTACTATATACTAGAATATTTTAATATATTTTAATATCTCCCCTTATATAAATCAGGAATATATATCTCTGATAATGCTTCTGTATGATACTTCAATCTTGTGTTTTGACTTATATCCATTTTCTTTTCGATATAATCCCAGCTATACCATCTAATGTATCTCATTATAAGCAAATGTTTATATTTTGTATTTTCAACATTCATAATTAAGTCTAACACTTCTTCTTTCATTTCAGTTAATTCAATAATAGCATTTAACAATTTCTGAATATATCTATCTACCCTATCTATCATAGCTTCCCAACTTGATTTATTACCACCCTTGACTTGTTCTTTCGAATAATCAATAGCTTTTACTCTAGTCTTTCTTGCTTCTTCATCTTTAATTTGCTCATGTAATTCTTGAATGCTATCTTCTAAATCTCTAATACGTTCTAAATATCTAATCTTCTTATATGCTATTCTTTCTTTCTTATCTCTCATTAGACAACTCCTTTACAAGTGAAATTAATATATGTAGTACTATCGTTAACACTGTCAACAACACAACAATACATACAGTCCAAAATAGCCAACCTGCTATTGTACTTAACATTCTTCATCCTCCTCAATCTTAATCAATAAATATGTATTTCTATCTTTATACCTCTTATTTCCATAAGTATATAAAGTTTCAATTCTCTTGTTGGTAAACTCCGCCATTTCTTTCATTGTTCCGACAAACACTAATTCATCTCCATAATACAAAGCGTAATCCTTCTCAATATTAGCCATTTTATTAACCTCAACTTATCTAATTACCTTCTTGTCGCAAAACACCTCTTTAATTTCATCTCCAAACTCTTCAATGAATTGTTGTGCTATTTCTTTTGATTTAAAATAAGGTAGTTTAGATAATGGATTAATTGTAATAGAAGAATAACAACCTAAATATTCGTACCTATTATCATATTCAACAAAATACCTTCTTTCGTTTTCATCTTCCCAATTTGGTGTCCAACCTTCATTATGTTCTTCCGCCCAATCATTTATCCTTTTAAGCAGTAAAAACTCCAATCGCTTTTGTATAGCCTCTTCTCTAGTCTTATACAACATACCGAATGAATAAACATTAACTATATCCATTTCATCAGCGTCATATAATATTTCTCTTATAGCACCCGTTGTAATGTCATTATAGAATAACAACGTTCCATTTTCCGGGTATTTCAATTCATATCGTTCTTTGACATTAAGTTGAGTTTCTTCTTTTTGATCCTCTTTTAACTTCATAACCTTTTCATATAACGCTTTTAATTTAATGTATCTATCTTTACTTGGCTTTGTCTCTCCCTTTCTCCACTGAGTAATATTCCCTGTGCTTTTAACACCTAATTCAACCGCTAATAACGTATCATTTAAATTATAATACTCCTTAACTACTCTCATCATCTCTGCTACTGTTTCCATCTAATTTTCCTCCTTTTATAAATCTCATAAATATAACAAACAAATATGCTAGTATAACTATCAATGTTGTACTTAAGATTATACAGATTATATACAATAATACATCTACAATAAACATTGTTTTCAACTCCATATCTTACCTCTTTTTAATCCTACTAATAATAAACATCACAAAAATTACAAACATAAAATGATGTAATAATGTGTTTAACTTCTCTCCTATTTCAATTACAATCATTAGCAAAACACCTCTTTAATTTCGTCTCCGAATTCTTCAATGAATTGATTTACTAAATTATATGATTTGAAATAAGGTAATTTAGTGAATGTTTCACTATAATGTTCATAGCGTATATAAAATCGTTTATCTTCATAATCATAAACAACATAATATTGTTTTTCTTCAAAATCATTCCAGTTAGGTGTCCATCCTCCATTATGTTCCGCCGCCCACTTATGAAGTTTAAACAACAATATACGTTCTTTATCATATTTTTCTGCTTCTTTTCTAGTTTCGAAAACTAAGCCACGTTCATAACGACAACGTACAAAATTCATACTAAAATCTTCTAAATAGTAAACTGCTCCATAGACATCTAGAGTGTAATAATCTCCTATATCAGCAGGTAATTCCACTTTATAAGGCTTCTCCTCTGTCTTACTTTCTAATATCTTAATTCTTAATTCAGCTAATTGTTCTTCTAATCTTTCAACCTCTTGCTGTAATTCTTCGTTAGTCATTTTTAGTCCTCCTTAATTCTCTTATAAGCTATATGCTCTACTTCGTTCATATCAATTTCATTATCTCCAACTATGCAAACATCACTTGAAAATAAATCTTCTTTTTCTTCAGTGAACATTTTATAAACTTCAGTTAATTCTTCTTCTGTTACCTCTGCTTCTACTGTTTCACCATTGTGAAGATATACACGTAAGATGATTTTGTCGTGTTCACTCATTTCTAGTCCTCCTAATCGTCTAGTTCTCCATTGTATTGTGGTAATTCCATCCAGTATATAACATCATTATCAGTATTTTCAAAACCTAATCCATCTTCAATTTCTTCCCACGTATCGATAGAGGTATCAGTAAACTCTCCAGAAGACAAAGGGATAGTTACTAGCACTTCTTCACCAAGTTCAGGTAATTCACCGTCCCATATTTCATCATAATCACCTTGATAAAATTCTTGTTCTTCTTCAGTCATTTTTCTTAAATAAACTTTGTGCCATTTCATTGCTAGTCCTCCCATAAATACTTATTTTCATAAATATTTCCAATTACTGATAACTCTTCTGTTGTATCCATATCTGACAATTGAATTCCACAAAACTTTTTACTAGCTAAATAGTAAAATTCTTGTTCAGCACTTTTTTTCAATAAAAATTTTTTCCCGTTAAATATCGCTTCATTTCTTACATATTCTAATATGTCTCCAGTATAAATATAAGTATCACCCACATCTTTATATCCAGTATTATAAATAAACTCAACTTCATCAAAATCATAAGGTACAAAATCAGCATTATCATTTAAATACACTTCAACTGTTCCTTTATGAAAATTAATTACCTTTACAGGTAATACCATATCTAAACTCTTAATATATACTTTTGGTTGTTTCAACCCTTCCACCTCAATAAACGGGTTATATAAATCTAAATTCATTTCTTTTCCCTCCTAAATCACATACCACCTAAAGTAGTCTACTTCTTTTAAATCGATTAACTTACCGCTAAATTTTAACGGTACTTTACCCCTTATATGTTTCAAATCTTTAAACACTTCATATAAATCATTGACTGTCTTTTGATCCGTTTTAATACATATCGTTTCATCGTTTTTCATTGTGAAAATAACTTCATATTCCACGCTTACACCTCCTATTTCAGCCTTTTAGCTATCTCTTCAACTACATTTACAGTTACGCTATTACCAGCTTGTTTATAAAGTTGACTATTGCTGTTAACCTCTTGTGCTTTATCAAATAATTCATCTGAGAAACCTTGCAATCTCCAACACTCCTTAGGGGTTAATTTCCTTATTTTATAATCTGATAACACAACCCCCTGTTCATCTGTTGTAAGCAATGTATTAGCTATATTCTTGCCAACACGTCCTCTTCTAGTCTTTGAATTAGGTCGTGAGAGATTAACACTATCACCAACTGAAGCAACGCTATAACCTTGTTTATTCGCTTCTTTAATTAATACCCCGTGTCTATCTTGTGTTGTTAAAGTAAACATAGGTTCTCCATTTGTCTTAAATCTCCTACCGTTTTGTCTTTTCTCCACTCTATCAGGAGTAAGTACCGGTATTGCTACTTTAGGTTCAGAGTTGCCACCAGCCATTGTACAAATTGTAGGTGATATACCTTCAACATCATAAACTCTCTGAGTAGTTTCAAACTTAAAATAAGGTAAATAAGCTTTAATCTTTATATCATTGTATTTTGGGTGGTTAATAGCCACTTGCTTTGGTACTTTATAATCAGTAGCCATTAACGCTCCAACAATACCGTTTTTATCGTGAACAACAGTTCTCGTCCCTATACTAGTTCCATTAGGGTTTTTAGTATTTCCAATAATATTTATTTTTGGTTCAAAATCAGGTTCTTTGTTTTCTCCTTGGATAGGAAAAACTTTGTAGGTACATCCTCCTCTAAGATGTCCAACAATGAACACACGTTCCCTATTCTGTGGGACTCCGAAATTTTTGCTGTTAAGCACTTGCCACTCAACATCATACCCCAGTTCATCCAAGATTTTAAGTATTCTAGTGAATGTTTGCCCTTTGTCGTGTGATAATAAGTTTCTGACGTTCTCAAGCAATAAATAGCGTGGTTTGATTTCTTTGGTTGCTCTAGCAATTTCATAGAATAAAGTTCCTCTAGTATCTTCAAATCCCAGTTGCTTTCCTGCAATTGAAAAGGCTTGGCAGGGGAAACCTCCGCAAATAACATCGACCTTTGCTCTAAGTTTTCTAAATTCTTCATTAGTCACCTCTTTTATATCGTGATATTCTATTTCATTTTCTGTATTGTGCATTACTTTATAGCTTGATCTTGCAAATTTATCTATTTCACAAAAGCCTACACATTTATGCCCAGCTCGTTCCATACCTAATCGGAAACCACCAATACCGGCAAATAAGTCTAAAAAGTTCATCCTTTTATCTCCTTTATTATCTTGGCATAATAAAAATCTTTTATATCTTTAGCGTTTATTTCGATATCATTTATCCAATACACAACTTTCGGATAGCTATCAGCATAAACTATAGCGTCTTGTAAATTATCCATATCCTTTTTAGTTGCTATCACTTTAATTGTTTCACCGTTTTTCATTACAATGCTTAAAATGTATTTCATATTTTACCCTCCTAATTCTGGGTTAATTGCTTCAAAATAAAAATCAGTATATTCTCTTTCTTCATTTTTTATCAACTCACCTTCAACAACAGTGATGTATTGTTCAAATTCCATACCACTCTCACTAGCATATATATTAAAATCAACATGATAATTTTTACTATGCTCTACTAAGAGTTCTTGAACATCAATACCCCACGCTTGTTTAACTTCTAAAGTTAAATAACAAACTTCATCATCATAAGCACTAAAAAATGATATTTCTTCACTTTCTACAAAAAATCTTCTAGAATTTTTCAAATGTAAGAATTCACTATATGATTTGTTATATTTAAAACTACATTCTCTCGAGTCATCTATCATTTTTATATCAATATATTCAACTTCTGAAAGAATACTTTTTAATTTAACTAATCTAATTTCATTTTCTATGAAATTTTTTAAATCCTTTTTCTTACCTCTAATTTTTAAATATCCTTCACACCAATTTGGCATATTATTTTCCTCCTAATACTCATATCTATAAGCCATTAATTCTGACTGTAAATCCTCTTCAATACTCACACCGTATTTATTAATATCTTCTAACGGAAGTAACGGTACTGAATAACCTCTTGCTTTTTTATATGGATCACTCCAACCAGCTTTTTTTTTAGCCTTAACTAAATATTTATTTAAAAATTCTTCGGGAGTTTCATTGTCTTTCAAATAAACTCCTAAAGTCGACATGATGAAATAACAAGCTGACTTTTGCCTATCAGTTAAATGTTTAAATCTATCTTGTTTAATCATTGTTATACTCCGTAACACCTAACTCTTCCAATTTTTTAGCCAATTCACCTCTAATTCCTAATATTACTTGTGTAACTTTAGTTCTGTGTTTTTTCTTTATTGTTACTTCATTAAACCTAGTGCATACCTTTAAAGTTCTTTCAGGATTTTGAACCTCCATTATTAAACTATCCAAATTTTTCATTTCATCCAATAAGTCATTAGCTTCTCTTAATTCTGTATAATTCATTAATTTTCACCTCTTCCAAAATTGAATTCTCGTTCCATTTCATCTTTCAATGTTGAAATGAAATCATATAAAAATTCCATTTCAAAATTTCCATAAATTATCAGTTTTAACTTGTTAAAATCTAACTTTTCTAATTTTCCTTCATCTTTGTCAGTAAAAAATAAATTTACAGTATTAGAAATATTTTCTACTTCTATTTTTATTCCGTTCATACCTTCCCAATCTGGTATCTCATCAAACTTTTCACTCAAAGTAGATCTAGTTTTTAACCAACTCCAGTATTTTTTTTCTATTGTTTTATTAAATTTTTCCATTACCCATATATCTCCTTCAACTGCTTAAACATTTGTAATTCTCTAATTCTTTCCTTTTGTTGCTGGATAGTTCGTTCCTTAACTATATTATCGTTAGAAAGCTCCTCAATAGTGTTGCTTGAAACATACACACCTAATATTAATCCCGCTGTAAACATTGCTAACAGCATTGAAAGTGTGATTAATATAATTTCTATGTTATCCCACGTTTTTTTTAACATTTTTTTACCTACCATATTATTTCCCCCAGATATAATTTATAACTTGATAAAGTATGTAAGATATCGCAAACCAATTCAAAACAGTTAAATTCATTTTAATTTTAAATAATTCATAATGAAAATTCTTTAAAAATTCATCATGTATAAACGTTTCCTTCTCTAAGTTAAATATCCTTCTTTTTAAATCTTTTATTTTCTCATCCATTTTTTATCCTCCAATTCCGTTCATTTCAGCTATTTTTTTAGTTAATTCTGCTTGCTTGTAGTCTAACATTTTAACCTGTTCTTCTAATCTAGCATTCTTTAGCCTTAACTCTATGTTTTCCTGTTGTAAATTATGCTGTTCCTTTAGATCCATAAATAGAGTTACAAAGAAAAAGCCAATTACAACTATAAAACCACCTATAATCACTCTTATTAGCATTTCTTAATCTCCTATTTCATTTGCATTTACATTCAATGCACTAGCTATCTTTCTAATACTCTTCCTACTGCCTTTACCGTTGCCAGTACGTATTAAATTGATAGTATTAGTACTAACCCCGCTTAATTTAGCTAATTTCTTATTAGTCATATTCAATTTCCACATGATATCATCAAGCTTTGTCATGATTAGAACTCCATGCTTTTAACCGTTACATTCGTTAGTGAGTTTGTTAACCCTATATCAATACCAGCGTGTTCTACTAGCGGATATAACCCTTCTTCAGTCAATGTATAAGTTCTGTCTTTGTATTCGAAGTTAATTTTTTTAACTCCTTTATACAGTAGTCCTAAACTTTCACCTTTAACAATATCAATTAATTTATATAGTTTCTCTTCCATCTTGCACCTCATCCATTGTGTAAACAAATAGCTGTTCGTTGTATCTTTCGTCTTCTTTTGCCTTATCCCTAAGCCATTGAATAAAATCTTCTTTAGCCTCAGTAAAATCAATTCCAGTTTCTTCTTTAAGAATTCCACTAACATCTTCAAATTTAAATCTCTCCTCGTGATAGTCTTTAAATATAGTCATTGTTTCATTGAACACTTCTTCTAGCCTTTTCTTTCCGTATCCTCTGTTTCTCAAGGCTAATAATGGTATACCTAGCGTATCAATAAACAACTCTTGAAATACATTGTTAGCCATTTGTCGACTTGCTGAAAGCTTATATTCATCAATCGCCTTTTTCTCCAAATTCGCATAACGTCTATGTAGTTTCCTAGCGTCGTTGGTATCAATCATCTGTAAATTAGACTTTCTAATTTTCTTATTTTTCTTGTTTTTCTTTTTTCCCATGTTTCAAACTCTCCATTAATTCATTAAATTCATTGTCAATCTTCTCAACTTCTTCAATCTCAATATATAACCCGCTGTTTTTGTGCCACCTTTTTGAAACCTCTAGATCCGTAATTAGTCCATCATCCTTATAGAATTTCATATCACACATTACATCTTGCAATAGTTTCTGTAAGTTGTCTAAATCAGGGCGGGTTGCTTTCCTCTCTCCGTCTTTAGATTTTTGAGTTGGTTCGAATATCCAAATTACTTTTAACCTAATCCCAGTTTCATATCTTTCTTTTGGTTGAAAACCACTTAATGCACGTTGTAAGGTTGCTTTTGACTTCTTAAGGTTTCCTGTATTGTAAAATGTTTTAGTTTTCGTTGAAAATTTCTTTTGTTGTGCTGTAGTCCTTGGCACAACCGCTATCGGTGTAAAAAATTTTAACACTTAATCACCTCCGTTTATTCATCCCACCAGTTAAATTTACCTAGCGTAGAATTTTGATTATTAATTTTATTTTGTTTATCTCTCATTATCGAATTGTACAAACTAGCAATTACATAATTTTCAAAATTAGTAATTTGTTTAGATTTTAAGATTTGCTGTACACAGTAATTAATTTGTGTTTCAGTTACATCTTTTAACACGTCCTGAACTACTGTTACATCAACGCTAACACCGTTTATATTATACTCTCCTGTTGTCTTTAAATTAGCCTGATTTATTGCTAACTCAACATCTTGTTTAAGCTGTTCAGAAAAGATTAAATCGTTGGTGGTTTGATTATATAAATTATCTTTATCAGTTAAACCCTTGTTATTACTAAGTTCTTTATTTTTGATAAAGTTATTAAAATTAATATATATATTATTCTCTTTATTAATCTCTTTTATGGTTGGTGCATTTTGCACTAACTGGTTGGTGCATTTTGCCCTAACTGGTTGGTGCATTTTGCCCTCACCGTCAATGCAATTTGCCCTAACCTCTGATTTTTGGGTTGGTGCATTTTGCACTAACTTAACTTTTTCAGTTGGTGCATTTTGCCCTAACCTAGATTTTTGATTATCAGTTTCATTTTTAGTAATATTTTTATCTAATTTAAGATTTTTATTAAAAGATATTTTATTGTAATTCACTCGATATAATTTACCGTTTTTATGTTTTTTTGTTATTAAAAAGTTTCCTTCCTCTAAATTGTTTAGTATTCTCTTCAAAGTGTCGTAACTAAAACATAACGGGAAGTCCCTTTTTAACATCATACTGATTGATGAAAATGTCCAGTAAGTACCATCTATGAAATATTCATTATTTCTTTTGTTGATAGTACACCAGTAGTCTACTTGTTGTAGGACAAGGGCTTCATTAACCTTTCCTTGTCCTAACGTTTCAAGTAAACTTAAATTTAGTGGAATAACTTTAATTACTTTTTGATCCATAGATTACTATTCTTGCTTAAACGGGTTAATTACATTTTCGAACACATTATCTAAATTAATATCGTTGCCAAAATCATTAAATAAGTTGTTAGTGTTGTTAATTCCACCCGTTCCACTCATTTGCATTTGTTGTTGTTGGTTATTTTGTCCCATATAGCCATTATTTTGCACGTTATGAGGTTGATTGATATAATCTAATGCATTTACCTTATTTTGATTATTAAAGCCGTTATAAGCGTTATTTTGACCTAAGTTATTTTGTTGGTTAAAATTATTTAAATGTTGGTTGAATTGATTTGTTTGATTATCTTGTTGCGGTTTAGGGAAAAATGTTAAACTTTCAACAAATACATCAGTTGTATAAACCGTACTTCCATCTTGCTTTTGATAACTCCCGGTTTGAATACTTCCAGTAATTCCAATTAAATCACCTTTTTGGCAATACTGGGCTATTGTTTCAGCACGTTTGCCAAAGGCTTTACAACTAATAAAATCAGTCTGTTTTTGTCCGCTTTGATCTTTAAAATTTCTTTCAACTGCAAGGGTAATATTTAAAGATGAATTATTATTGTTAGTTTGTTTTAACTCCAAATTTCTAGTTATTCTACCAGTTAATACTACGTTATTTATCATTCGTTTGTTCTCCTTCTACTTGTTCTTGTTGTTGATGTTGTTGTGCTTGACGTTGATTTAATATCCATTGCCAAACATCTCTTAATTCTTCGTTAGTTAAATCTTCTAATCTAAATTTGTTCCTTTTGCTTAAAATAGATTGAATATGTTGGGGTGGTAAATTTTGTTGAATTGCCTGAATTAAAGCGTTACGTTCTGCCATTATTTCCGTAAAGTCAGGTTCAGTTAATTTTAGTAAATTCCTATATAGATACCTCATGTAATAAGTATCTACTGAACCAACAGTTTGAACAGTGTTCCCTGCTCGTTGCATTGCAACCCCTACTTTCTCATTAGGTTGTGTAGGTAAAATAGGTGGGACTTCCATTTTTTTCATTTTGAAAATTCTAGCTTCTGTTGGTTGCTCCACGTCCTTAACTACTAAAGTTTTATAATCTTCATCTTCAGTATATTCCTCATATAAACCTATTTCTGAACATATATCGATGGTATGAGGTAGGAAATCTGATAATTGATAGTAGTGAAATTGTCCGTGCTTGTTATACCCAGTTGGCTTTAAATTCAAATCCTTAATTCTTTTTCTTAAGATCAATATCTTTTGTTCTACACCCATTATTAAGCTTCCTCCGTCCATTGTAAGTATTCACCTATTTGTTCTTTAAAATAATCACTTTCTAAGTCTGCTTTAGTGAATATCTGAGTTAAATTATCTTCACTATCAAATAATAGCTTTCCTTTTGCTCCGAACTGTTCACTAACTCTATTAAATGAAATATAAAGTTGTTCTCCACCTAAATTTAAGTTCTTTAAAGGTATTCTATAAAATCCTGTTCTATCCTTAATTTTAGTATCCTCATATTTCCTAACCAGTTTCTTTAATTCAACTGGTGTATTCTTAAATGTCCTGCTGTATTGTTCTTTTGTACCGACAATAGCGTATATTACATCTTTCTTAATAATCTTGTATTCTTCATCAGTTTCAACAACTGTATATTTTTTGTCTTTTAATTCTTTTAAAAATTCATTAGTTGATATCACGATACAATACCTCCAAATATGCTATATAAACTTTAATCACTTCAAATTCTTCTCTAACAGTCAAACTCTTGTAAGCTTTAGCCAGTTCGCTATCTTCCTTTTCATATCTGAATACATCTCTAAAATGAAACATATCATCTATAAAGCCTTCATATCCATAGTTCTCTATTAATTCAAATAGCACCTTTTTTTGATTTTCATTCACTTTCTAAATTCTCCTTGATTTTCCTTTTAATCTACGTTATAATAACAGTAGATTTTTATTTTGTTTATCGCTCGTTGTTTTATAGCAACGAGCTTTTCTATTCTTCTAACAATTTCTTAATAGAATGTAAAAGCATTCTTTTAGCGTAATAATCCATTAAATCTTTAACTGCTTTTTCCTCCACTTCACTAGCCTCTTGTTGAATAGCTGTAAAAATACCGCCTACCATATAAGCATTGACAACATTCTCTATTAATTCCTTGTTACTTTCAGTGTCTTTTAAGTCATTTAATTCTAATAACTTTAAGATATCCTCATTAATATTTACTAACATTCCAATTCTCCTCCTAATTTAAATTTATTATGCACTCTTCTAAATATTCCTAATATATCCGCCTCAGGAAGTTTCATAAGCCATTGAAATATTTCTTCAACATCTTTTTTCGTATTTCCGTAAAGTAGTTCATTAACTGTTATTCGCCCTAATTCAGCTAGTTTCTTTTGTCTTTCTTTATTCGGTAAGACTTTTCCTTTTTCCCACTCTGAAACATTACTTTTAGAAGCTTTAAATAACTTCCCGAACTCTTCTAATGTACAGAACATACTAACTCTAATTTGTCGTATACGTCTACCTACTTCTTTTTTATCGATTTTCATTTCCTTATCTAACATAGCTATTCTCCTTCTTTAATAAATGTACCGTCTACCATTTTCCCTTTTCGCTTAGAAATAGTATCGTAAGCATATTTAATACATTCAACTAATTCTAATCCGTAAGCCTGTGCTACCATTTCTAAGAAGTTAATATAACTTGATAATCTAGCTTCAATATCAATAAAAGTAGCTTCAGTATTTGTAAATACATCAAATAATAATCTGTCTTGAGTTTTCAACTCTCTAATGAAGTAAAGCCAACCAATGCTAACCGATGAATGTTTGCTTGTTTTAATCTTTCTAAATGTTAAATAAGGTCGTTCGCTTACTAAATAAGTTGATACTACAAGAGTTACATAAATATCACCTATGCTATCTTTAATTTGAATTAAAGCGTCCTTATTACCATTTTCAAAACTTTCTATAGCGTTCTGCAATTCTGAATTTTCTTCATCAGATTTTAATAGTTGCTTTGTTAATCTACCTTTCTCCTTAATCTCTCTATCTTTCGCCCAATCAATAATTCTAGTTACATAATCATAATGAAATTCTTTCATTCTTTATACTCCTTTCAATACATTTAAATCTATATTCAGTGCTGTTGCTACCTTAACAATTTCATCAAATTTTAAAATACTTGTTTGGGTATATTTAAAGCCTTGAATCTTACTTGATGGTACACCGCTAAGTTTAGCTAGTTCACTAACTGAAATTGATTTGTTAAACATTTCTGTTAACATTAATTTCTTGAAATAATCAAGTTTAGTTCTTTTGTTAACTTCACTTACTTTAAATCTCGTCATCTTCATCACCATCAGGGTCCGGGAATGAATATTCGCTACGGTCGTCAAATTGAACATATATCATCATTAAAATACACAGTAACATTCCTAATATTCTTGTAAATTCAATGCTTGTCATTATTGCCGTGCAAATAGCAATCGTTGTTAATACAAGATAAAGTGTGTTTAATTTTCTTCTTTTTAAATTATTCATTAGCTTACTCTCTCCATTTCTCTTTCTTTTGAATTAATATAATTGTAAATTCTAACCTTGTTAAATCGTTGGTTAGTTCTTGCTGTCCCTTGAATATATAAGTAAGAATTTTCAAGTTGTTTAATCTCCTTGATGTACTTCTTATATTTATTCGGGTTTGTTTCGTATTCCAAAAATTTGATTAATTCATCTTTATTTATCCAATCTTCACGATTTTCAATCAAATCTTGATAAGCATTGTAAAAGTTCTCTCCTTCCAAATTTAATCACCTACTTTTAATTTATTTAAATCAATGTCTAATACTTTAGCTATCTTAACAGCGTTATCTAGTGTAGGACTAGCTGTGTTGCCACTAAACATCGAATATAATGTTTGTTCAAAAATTCCTGTTTCTTTCGATAACCTGTAAATTGTCATGCCTTTATCTTCTAATTGTTCTCTTACTGCTATATAAAATGCTTTCATAATTCTTTGACCTTTCTTCACCTAAGCGTTACAATATATTTGAGTATTCCTCGGAAATCTAAACCTTCTACTTCTACTATTTCTTGGGAATATATCCTAAAAGAATGGAGGTGAATTATTATGGTTAAAAATTTTAATGATTTTCTTCGCAATCTAACTCCTGATAAAATTTCTAAAATCGTCAACGAAGCTGATAAAAGTATCGAAGTATTTAGAAATCAAGAAGATAATGTTACACGATTAGGAAATCAAGTTGGCGGTATATCGATAAGAATTACTTTAGGCCTTCTTGAAGAGTACCATAAATGGTTGCACCAAGAAGATTAGAATTCATTTTAATAGACTTACGCTCATTTGCGTGGTCTATTATTTTTTTAGCAATAAACACACCACCTATAATTATTAGTAGATTTTTCACTCTCACTCCTCCTCTTTAGTTTTAAACCCGAATTTTTCGATTTATTTCACGGTTAAACCGTGTTTTTAACTAAAAAATTTATATCAGAATAACTGATACCAAATAATTTCTCTATTTTAATTATTTCGGGTACATCGGGATAACTCTTACAATTTTCCCATTTACTCCATGTTGCGGCAGATATATCTAATTTGCTTGCAACCTCTTCTTGTGTCATGTTAAGTTTAGCTCTTAACATTTTAAGTGTGAATTTATTTATCACTTTAACACCTCCGTTATTTTATTAAGTTTTTCCTCTCTCTCAAAGGTACAATTTTATTATACACGGTTAAACCGTGTTTGTCAACTATTTTTTTTATTTATTTTTATTTTTCTTGACAAAAACACGGTTTAAGCGTAAAATTATAGTATAAATACTAAATTAGTAAAGGAGAAAAAAGATGTCTAGTTTAGGAAATAAACAAGTAATGGCTAAAAATATTCGTTATTATATGGAAAAACACGGACTGAATGCAACTGATTTAGCTCTAGAATTAGATTTTAAATACTCAACAGTTCTAGACTGGTTAAAAGCAAATACTTATCCTAGAATTGATAAAATCGAAATGATGGCTAATTATTTTGGAATAGAAAAATCAGATTTAGTAGAAGACAAATCAACTAAAACTGAAAATCAAGACATTTCTACAATGGTAGATGATTTAATGAATAATCTCAATAGTACACAAACCCTAATGTTTAAGGGCGAACCAATGGACGAAACAACAAAGGAGTTAGTGCGTGCTTCTATCGAGCAAGCGGCCCGAATTGCTATGGCACGTCACAAACAGTCTAAAATTGACGATTAAAGAGATATATACTTCTCTTACAAATAAATACGGAACAAACGATCCATTGAGAATAATTAAAGAATTAGGAATAATTGTACAATTTGCCGACCTTGGAGAAAATAAAGGTCTATATCATACGTTGGAAATAGAAGATAACATTTACCACTGCATACACATCAATAACAATTTATCTTCAAACGAACAAAGATACACGTTAGCACATGAATTAGGCCATTACATTTTACATCAAGGCTCTAATTTGCATTTCTTAAGGCGTGTTACCTCTACACCTTTATCAAGGCAGGAAATAGAAGCAGATTTATTTGCTAGCTATTTCATTGTGTCTGATGAGGAAATAAAAGAGATTAACAACTTAACTTACATATCTCAATCATATAAATTAGATTATAGGATATGTGAGAGAAGGTTGGAATATATTATTTAAGGAGAAAATAGGAATGGAAAACATAGAAATTTTAAATTTTATAACATCTGTTAAATTATCAGAGAACAATAATTATACTACTCTACCACTTAGCATAGAAGTAGAACAGTTACCGTTAATGTTTAATATGAAGATGAATTTCAATTTACTAGCTAATAGCTCTGATGAAGTTTATTATATTATGTTAGAAATGGTAAATATGGGAACTAAAGAACGTACTCTTAAATTCTATGAAACGGTAGTTATGTCTAAATTCCCTTGGGGCTTTCAATTAAATGATGGTAGGATGGCTACAGCTTTGAATGTTGAAAATATCACTAATGTTGTTGAAGAAAAAGGTGATTATTATTTAGAATTAAGTTTACAAGATCAGAATGGTAATTTAGTAACTAAAGCTAAACAGTTTTTAAGGATTAATTAATATGATAAATCAAGAAGTAATTAATTTACCACAAAGTAGTCTGAAAACGCAAGAAAACATATCTTCAAACTCCACTTTATCACCTAATAATGATATAATGAGGATAGATGATACCCACTCTCTTGTTAAATTAACAGAAGATGAAGTATCTTTGATAAAATCTCATAGGCTTAATAGGAGTTTTGATATGACTGAATATATACCAAGAAAAGAAACAGAAAAAGAAATAAATCGATTAGACAAAGATATATCAGATATTAAATCTGATGTGAAATCGATAAAACAAGATTTACAAAAAATAGAAAATAAAATGAATTCTTTTGCGACAAAAGAATATCTAAATAAAGAGTTTAAGCCTGCATTATTAAATGAGTTTAAAGTACATTTAAGTGATGAAGCCAAAAAAACACGATACTGGTTAATAGGTTTAGCCGTTCCAGTTATAATAGATATTATCAAAATAATTCTTTCTAAATCTTAGTACTAATAAACTGAAAAACGTATCGAATTCGACACGGTAAGAATAATATTAAATTAGACTTAAAATTAAATATATGATATAATGATATTAGATTAGAGGGCTGTGCCCACCGTGAAGAAGTCTTTTATCATTGGATAAAGGCTTCTTTTTCTTTTAAATAAAAAATATTGCACTTAAAAGTTTAAAATGCTATAATTATTATACGTATTGTCGGCGTGAACCGGCAGGTAAAATAATCTAGATTTTTTAGTACTTTGAGTGAAAATTCTTAAAGTACTTTTTTATTTATATGATTAACAAAAAAAGTAGGCACAATTAAGCACCTACTAAAGGATAGAACTCCTTACCTTTTAAAATCGATTTTAGAAAGGTGATATTTAACATATCTTTTAAATAATCGTGTAAATAATACACGAAGCCTCTATAAAATTATTATAACATACTTTAAACTAATTTACTATTTTAACTGGTTAAATTCGACCAGTTTAAACAAAATAAAAATCCTCTACTCCGGCAAGAGTAAAGGATAAAATGAGATACGGCAATATCTCAGAATAAATGTGTATGGTATACACATAAACTACACTAATAGTATATCATACACATCTACATTTAACAAGAAAGGATGTGTATTTATGTACAGAGAAATCACACATAATGGCAAATATAGATTTGTTCAATCATTCAAGGATAGAGATGGTAAAAACAAGCGTGTTTCTGTCGTTAAGAATAATAAGACTCGTGCTACTGAAAAGGAAGCATTTGAGGAATTACAAGATAGGATCAATAAGATACTTAATCCAGTTCAAGAGGCTCACAATTTAGGATATTATAAAGAAAAATATTTAGAGTTTAAAAAGCCAACTTTAGCTTATAATTCTTATTTAGCCTATGAAACAAGAATAAAAGTAGTAGATGATAATGAAAGATTAGAAGATGTTACTAAAATTAAATACGATAAAATGTTAATGGATATGAGGAAGGACTATTCCCCTAACGCTATTAAATTAACCTGCATGGTATTAAATAACTTTTTCCAATTTATAAAAAAATACTATGTGTCGAATTTCAATGTAAAACTTGATTTCAAGTTTACTAAAGAAGAGAAGGCATTGGAATTGCAAAAAGTTAAATATTTGGAGAAAGATGAAATACCAGTTATTTTGAAAAAAATAAAAAATAACACGGTTAGAAGTATCGCTATTTTACAATTGCATACAGGACTTAGAATAGGGGAAGTGTTAGCACTTACTCCAGATGATGTTGATTTTAAAAATAAAACTATTTCTGTTAGCAAAACAAAATTAGTAAATGGAGAACTTGGTTCACCTAAAACTTTATCGAGTATTAGAACTATAGAAATATCCGATTTTATAGCTAAATTATTGCTAGATTATATATCTTCAAATAAATTCATTTTTAAAATTACCTACGTAACTATATTAAATCATTTAAAAATTTTAAATATTCACACACATATTTTCAGACATACTCATGTGGCTTTGTTGATAGAACAAAATGTACCTATCAAAGTAATATCTCAAAGATTAGGACATTCTGATATTAAAACAACATTGTCAATCTACACTCACGTTACCGAGAACATGAAAGTCAACTTAAGAAATAACCTTAACAACCTTTCCCCATTTATTCCCTACTAA